AGAAGTATCTACCGGACTTCGTACACGAGGACAAGGCAATACTGATAGAGTGTAAAGGGTTCTTCAGGGTAGGTGACACACAGAAGTACACAGCCATTAGAGATTCAATGCCTGAGTGGGAGTTAATATTTGTGTTGTCAAACCCTAACAAGAAGGTACGTAAAGGTGGCAAGATAACTATGGGAGAGTGGTGTGAGAAGGAAGGGTTCCAGCACTACACTGTAGAGACAGCCAAGGAGATGACACGGTACATCAAAAGGAAGAAAGTCTAATGGCCATGACATTGGAGGAACTTAAAGAAAAGATTGTAATGTTCTGTGACGAAGAGATGATATGTGAGTTGTTAAACATTACCACGACAGACTTAGTAGAATCATTTGAACATAGACTAATTAGAAACTTTGACAGAATAACAGAGGACTTTGATGATGAGACTTAATGACGCAACACCAGCACAGTGGGATGCTTTGAGAAAGCAAGCACCCGCTATTGAGAAGCAGAAGACAGGACTAGAGGCATGGATGAAGGCAGCACACGATGAAGATGCAGACCTCTGGGAAGACGAAGAAGAAGACATGGTAGGTGCGCCTAAGCACTACAACTCAGGGAATATAGAGTGTATTGATGCAATAGAGGAATCCATGTCCAGTCATGCATTCAAAGGCTACCTCAAGGGCAACTGCATGAAGTATTTGTGGCGCTATGACTACAAGGGTAAGCAGGTAGAAGACCTACAGAAAGCTGGTTGGTACTTACGAAAGCTAACAGCAATGGTAACAGAGGAGAACACATAATGGATCAGTATCAACAGTTTATACACAAGAGCCGCTACGCACGATGGCTACCTGAACAGAAGCGCAGAGAGACCTGGGCAGAGACAGTCAACCGCTATGTCGCCTTCTGGGTTGACAGAGGCCAGCTAGATCAGAAGACTAGTGCTAAGATGTTTGACGCTATACACAACATGGAAGTCATGCCTAGCATGCGCTGTATGATGACAGCAGGAGATGCTCTGGCTAAGGATAACGTAGCAGGGTTTAACTGTAGTTACTTAGCCATTGACTCACCACGTAGCTTTGACGAGCTAATGTACGTGCTGATGTGTGGTACAGGTGTGGGCTTCAGCGTAGAGCGAAACTTCATTAACAAGCTACCAGAGGTTGCAGAGACCTTCCACAAGACTGACAGTGTTATTGTTGTTAGTGACAGCAAGATAGGCTGGGCCTCTGCATTCCGTGAGCTGATTGCTATGCTGTATGCTGGTAAGATACCTACGTGGGACATAAGCCGCATACGACCAGCAGGAGCTAGACTCAAGACCTTTGGCGGTAGAGCTTCAGGGCCAGAGCCTTTGATTGATCTGTTCAACTTCTGTGTAGAGATATTCCAGAAGGCAGCAGGACGCAAGCTAACCTCTATTGAGTGCCACGATGTTGTGTGTAAGATAGCTGACATTGTAGTGGTAGGTGGTGTGCGTAGATCAGCTCTAATCAGCCTCTCTAACCTGTCTGATCCACGTATGGCGAAGGCTAAGTCAGGTGACTGGTGGAGGCATGAAGGCCACCGTAGGCTTGCTAACAACAGCGTAGCGTACACTGAGAAGCCAGACTTTGAATCCTTCTTAGGCGAGATGCAGAACATGTACGAGAGTAAGGCGGGTGAGCGTGGAATCTTTAGCCGTATAGCAGCTCAGAAGATTGCAGCACGTAACGGTAGACGCGACCCTGACCAGGACTTTGGCACTAACCCATGCTCAGAGATCATCCTGCGTAGTAACCAGTTCTGTAACCTGTCAGAGATTGTTGTACGTCCTGATGACACACTGGCTAGTCTCAAGAGTAAGGCAGAGATGGCTGCTATCATTGGTACACTACAGGCTACCTTGACAGACTTCAGATACCTGCGTAACTGCTGGAAGAAGAACACGGAAGAGGAAGCACTACTGGGTGTCAGCATGACAGGCATCATGGATCACTACCTGCTGAGTAAGGGAGAGTCTAAGGACTTAGGCAAGTGGTTGGAGGAAGTACGAGATGTTGCTGTGGATACAAATAAGAAGTGGGCTGAGAAGCTTGGCATTAACCAGTCTGCGGCTATTACGTGCGTTAAGCCTAGCGGCACTGTATCTCAACTTGTTGATAGTGCTAGTGGTATCCATCCTCGCTTCTCTAAGCATTACATTCGCAGAGTACGCAGCGACAACAAAGACCCGCTTGCAGTCTTCATGGGACAGTCAGGATTCCCCGTAGAGCAGGACGTTATGTCACCCTCATCAGCAGTCTTTAGCTTCCCTGTGAAGGCTCCAGAGTCCTCTGTGACGGTTAAGCAGGTGGGTGCTATGCAGCAGCTAGAACTTTGGAAAGCATATCAGAACTACTGGTGCGAACATAAACCAAGCATCACTGTTTATTACACTGATAACGAGTTCCTGCAAGTAGCACAGTGGATATGGGAGAACTTTGATCTGTGTAGTGGGATTAGTTTGTTGCCATATAGTGACCATGTATATCAACAAGCTCCTTATGAGGACATTGACGCTGAGAAGTACGATGAGATGGTAGCGTCTATGCCGCAGGGGGTGGATTGGGATGACCTAGAGAAGTACGAGGAAGAGGATAACACGACAGGAAGTCAGGAGTTAGCATGTGTAGGTGGTGCGTGTGAGATAGTGTAGATAAAACTTAGGGGCCGCAATGGCCCCTTTTTTATTCTTCTTGTTGTCCACCTACGTTAGCTGTAAGCAAACCTGTCCCAGTATAAGGATCAAACCCACGTAACATCCCCATGGTTGTAGGTCGAGCAGCTACATAGTCATCTAGTATTTGCCTGTCATCTGGTCTATCTTTCCTTGCAACCGGCGTTGCTCCTTCTCTTTTAGTCCCTACCTTACTAGCTTTTTCAAGTAGTGATTGTCCGCCTTTTTGACCAATAATATCCATGTGCATAGGGCCAGACACAGCTAAAAGTTCTCTAGGTAATGTTTTTTCAAGCAGTTTGCCAACAATCGGTAGCTTCTCTAGGAAGTCATGGACATCTGACATGAAACCTATTGCTTTTCCGTTAGGAAGAACCTTAAGAAGACCGTTAACACCTCCTTCTACAATAGACCCACCTCCCATTCCTGCTTGAACCCAGATACCATCTCTCTTTGCTTCTTCCCATGTTTTGTTGACTTTGAAACCTCCGTCTTTCTGGGAGACTTCTCTCAGCTTCTCATAGAATTGTTTTGAAGATAGCTTCCCTTTATGGTCTGCTATTATTTTCTGTATCGGTCTAATGGCTGGATGCTTGCTGGCCAAGTCTCCATAATGGTTTCCTGAAGTACCTCCGCTAGGCTCTTTAAATATTATTTTCCTAGTTTTGCTATCTTCAGGAAGCCCCCACGCACTGTCTATTTTATTTTTAGCTGTCTTTAAAACCTTTTCAGGCACAGGTTTCTTTACTGTTCTTGTTGCTTTTTTTCCTTTCCCTTGACCTTCAGACACTTCAAATTTAGTAGCGTTGGCCCCTGAAATAAAGTTAGTGGTCGTGTCAGGTTTGTATCCTTGAAGATTAGCAAAATCTTCTATCTCAAACAGAGGGTCTCCTATTTCTCCTTTACGATCAGACTGTTCAATTATATGACGATTATAAATAACTTGAGCTACAGCTTTGTCCCTGTCTCTTTTTGAAGGCTTACCTTCATTTTTAAACAAGTAATTGTCTACAGCCTTCTGACCGCGTCTACTTATTCCTGTGTCCCTATAAAGCCCTCGTGAGTAAGGATTAAAGAGACTGTCGATAGCAGAAGCCGCACCGTGCGCTCCCCACCTCATTATACCCGTAGCTCGTTTACCTGCCATGGCTCGGTTTGCTTTGTTGTTTGCGCTCATTCCTTTGTATTCTAAAGCTATTTTACCTAAAGTGTTTTCTAGGTTAGTAGGGTCTACAGATGGTTTGTCGTTAGTATAAAAATTATCAATGTAGTTTCTAACCCCCGCAGCCCACGCACCTACGTTAGCCTTGGCTCCTTGACTAATAAGACCTGAACCTAAACCAGCGGAAGCTATGTTAATAATATTGCCTAAGTTTTCTGTAGTTCTAGGATAAGCCTCAGTTATCTGTGATATTTTACTACCTGCTTTATCTGAAAAATCAAGCAGCAGCTCGCCGGTAGCACTGGCGGCATCTTGAACAACATCTGTGTCTTGTAAAGCCTTGCCTGCTCTTTCTACCCAGTTAGGTGTCAAAGCATTTCCCAAACCTGCTACGCCAGAGCCTACTGCTGAAACACCTCTTGCAGCTATGTCACCACCAAGACCAAAAGCGTTACCTAAATAGGATAAACCCACCTCTCCTGCGGTAGCATCTATAATTCTCTCTTCAGGAGGAAGGGTAGCGTTAAGCCTTGCTAATGCTTCAGGAGTTCTAAATTTTTCAGGAAGGCTGTTAACAACATCTCTTCTATTAATAACATCTACAATAGATTGTCTTC